CTCAACACTGTTAGCCAAAATATCCGTAGTATAAACTATCTTGCCGTCCTTATCTTCATACGACCCAGTTTGTATGCTACCAAGCACGGCACACTGACTACCCTTGCTTAGGTACTTATTGCAGTTTTCCGCCATTGCTCCCCACACATTGACACGGGGAAAGTCAGCAGTAGGCCTGCCATTAGCCTCTGCCTCCTGTTTTTTATCCCTGCTCATCTGTCTATCAATTGCCAAAGTAAAGGTACATATAGGTTTGTTTGATTGTGTATATCTAAGTTCTGGGTCCCTAACTAATCGACCTGTTGCCATAAATTTATTCATAAAGTCTAATTCCTTCCATTTTTTATATAATTCAACTAGCCCGTAATTGAGGCTTTTATCCCTGTTTTTGTCCCACTCTTTAAGCCAATCATTGTTATCCCAATTTATGTGGTTAAAAGTCCTCTGCATCTTGGGTTTTAAAATCTTAGGCTTGTAAGTCATAATCCCTCCTTAAACAAAACAGTCATCTTTTGTCAGCACACTTTCTAAAAACCCTCCACTTAGATGGATGTGTTTTAATCAACAAGTCCAATAATTTATCAGCAACTTTAATCTTAAAATCATAATAAGTAATTTTAATAAGCAAGCTCCATATTTTAAACAAGGTCCTCCTCCTTAACAAAAGTCCCATCAATCACACGACCTTTTCTATCGGCAATCTCATGGTAGGCATATTCAACGCATTCTTCCAGTTTTAAACCGTAGTATTCCGATATGGTATCTAGCATGTCAATGGTGTGTGTAGTCCAATGTTGATCGTAGCCATAGCAATAAATCCAAAAAGGAATCGAACTTAAATAACCTATAGATATACTTTTTTCACCTTTCAGTTTTGCACGCAGCCTTGTTTGTATGCGTTCAAAATCTAAATGTCTTTCTTTGCGTGATATGGCTTCTAGGTACATACTGTATATATCAAAACGATTATCGATCATATTTCCCACAACCAAAGTAACAAACACATCACCAATACTATCCTTAATCACATCAATATCATTTTTTGACATCCCAATAATTAACTCCGACGCTTCTTCGGCAGTCTTAATAAACTGCCCCTCTACTGTCCCCTTTTTATCAAGTTCACGGTCTCTAGCCCACTTTTCGATTAGTTCAATTAGTTTAATTAATCTTTGCACTATAATTTTCTCCCTTTTTCTTCATCGTCATAATGAGACGTATAGTAAACACCAGGACTTTTTATTTTAAATATTTTTTTAATCGTTTTAATTAATTTATATTTAATGCATTTTATCATTCCTGCACCTCCAATTCTTTTGTAGTCCATACATCCAACTTATTTACTAAGATTCCTATAACCTTTATAGTTCTTTTTTTATAGTATTTTTGTGTATCAGGTCCTGTAGAGACAATCGACCTTACGAGATAACGTAAGTACCTAACATCTTTTTTAAATTTTGTACTGTAATCCTTATAATCCATTAGATAATCTTCTAATTTATCAATCATTTCTACAATTTCACAAGCATCGGCAGGTGTTGCATAACCTAAACCATCTATCTTTTTAGCAATTCTTTCTGTGAGTTTTAAAATCCTACCTCTTTTATTTTTAGTCACTCCTCCACCTCCACACAACCTCTCAAATCCGTCTTATACTTGTTTTTTATGTCTTCTAAATCTAACATAGGCACCACATCACCCTCTACTGTAAAATCACACTCATACTCGACTTTTGTATCTTTGTCATATAGATAAGCTAAAACCTCAGCATCTTGATCTTGTAAATAAAAATACTCTAGGTCTTTTATTAAGTCTTTTACCTTCATTCCTCCACCTCTAAATCCTCAACTATTTGATATAAATCTTGTATATCGCTAATTAATTCATCAATTTCACCATCTAATTTATAAACTGTTGCATTATAAAGATTTTGTATGCCAGCTTCTAATTGACTTAGATTGCTCAATATTTCATCTTTGTCTAATTCGTCTATCATTGTTCAATCTCCCAACTTTCTATTTTATCAATATCAAATTTCCAAACACTTTCATCCAAACATTCTATTCTTAGTTCAGCACTTACTGGAATATCTTTAAAATGAAATCTTTCAAATTTATACATCTCCCCATATTTAAAAACATTACCTATCGTTAAAGTATCAACTCCATTTTCGGGTTCTTTTAGAACAACTTTTATTGTTATCATTCAGCATAACCCCCTAAGTATTCATTTATTGGTTTATCAGAATCTACTGTTATCATTTCATAATTGTAATAAGTATAATCTATGAATCCATCTCCATGATCAATAATATATCCATGCTCATCTAGTTTATCATTTAGTTCTTCTACTCTATCTTTAGCTAAATTTTTATCTGTATATACACCATGTAAGATTAGATATTCACCCCAAAGACCACTTCCACCATCATTTTTTTCAATTATTACATATAGTTTCATTTTTCTACCTCTAAACTGTATAATCTTGTAATATCTTTAGGTTTATGACCGTCATATTCTGGTGCATACTCCAATTCTTTAACATCAAAATTATCCCAATAATCTAAATGATAGTGATATGTGTATTGCCCTTCAGGTGTTTCTATACCACATATAAAACTATCATCTCCAAACATTGTTCCGTCATGGTGTTTTTTCGCTTTCCACGATATTTCTTTATTTTGATTTAAAATTATAGAAAATAAAACCATTCGATGATAATATAATTCCTCAAAAGTGTGATAACCATCTGATATAGCTTTTCTTGATATTCCTTGTTCTTTTAGTTCTAAAATTTTCTTATTTATTCCTTCTATATTCATTCCTCCACCTCATTTAAGGCCATGCCAAATTTATCTTCTAGCTCGTTTTGGAAAATGTATACACTAAAATCAAAAATTATCGATCCATTCCCTTTTTGTTCATAAATATCATTTGCATCTAAAATAGTTCGCTCTTCTAGTCCTGTGATTTTACACCCCATATAAACATTTCCATCTTCTTCACAATTTTCTAATACTTGTATAAGCTCTTTTACAGTCATTCTTCCACCTCTACTATCTCAAAATCCTCTAACTTTGTATCGTATTTTTCTTTAATATCTTCAATTTCTTCACGGGTAAATTTATTTTCTGACCAATCAAATCCCTCTATATCATCTAAATAATAATAGTTATCGTCTAAATCCAAACTTAAATAATTATAATCCTCTTCTTTCATCCACTTATGCCTTAAATGATATTTTTTAGGCTCTTCACGTTCTTCTAAAGGTGTTTCTGCAAACTCAACCGCTGCTTTAATCATATTAAAATCTTTTTCATTGCAAAAAGAAGGGTTTGAAAACCAGATTCTATTTTTATAATCTCCACTGATATTTATATAATTTTCACCAACTCCTTCTGTAAATGTAAAATCACCAAAATGTCTTGAGAGTATGTAATCATTTTCTTTCGCAATCCTTTTTAACTCTTTAATTTTCATATGTTTAACTTCTCTCCTTCTGCATATTCTTCTCTTTCCTCAACCAAGTAGTTATCTATGTATCGCTGTAGATACCACTTAGCTTTTTCTAGGTCTTGCCTAGTGTTATCCTTATGCTCAGCCCTAGCTATATACTTAATTGCATTTCCCAGATGAAACCCTAAGTTCCAATCTTCTATGACATCTATAACCTCTATATCCCCTTGGTTATAGTGGTCTGGGTGGTTTATATACTCTGACACTCTAACTCCTCCACAATCTTTTTAAAAGGTCCTGTACCATGTTTAATATCTCGCACTACATTTTCATCAACGTTGTATTTATCCCTAATCCTAGTAGCTCTATAGTCTTGGTCATTCATCTTTTTAATCTTTAAAATCAAATCTTTATCTTTTAAGACATCCTCAAGAGGTATAAACTTTGCAGGATCTTTATATCTAAAACTCATAGTTACATGGTTTTTATCTCTGTCATAGCTGTAATCAGGTTTATATACTCCTCCAGTTACAAACCTTACGATTTGTCTTTTTTCAATATTTTTATATTTATCTATAAGCACCCCCTCAAAGTAGACGGTGCCTTTTATATACTTCTCCTCATACTTGCTAAATACTCCATCAAAAGTCATTTCTAACGATAATTTAGGCCTCGACATTGCTTGCTCCAATATCCTGCGCTCTAAAGCTTTTACCTTTGACCATGTAAAAATTCATAGTTTCTTGCAATCTATCAACCACTTGGTGAGGAGTTTTATATGTTTTGCTATTGCCCCACCTCTCTAGCAGCTCTTTGCTGTTGTAGTTAGTAGTTATAAATAATCTATTGTTATTGTTAATTACAGTATCAATAACTCTCTTTAAGGTGGCAAGTCCCCACTCACTTGTTGTTTGACCTAATTCATCAATCATAACTATGTCATTCTTTCCTATTCTTCTGATAATGTCCTCTGAATTATCGTATGATCTATTGTCAAAACTTCTTTTCACCTCGTCCAGAATGGCTTCTTCTGTAGCAAAATACACTCTATATCCTTTTTTAATGAAGTGCTGGCCCATTATAGACATAAGTGTTGTTTTGCCCACACCCATATCTCCTATTAGGCCTATTCCTTTTTGATGACCGTTAAAAGCCTTTACATAGTTTATGCAGTGTTCTACAATCTGTTTATTATCTCGGTTTATTATTAGATCTTTAAATTCCATATCTCTAAATCTATCAGGTATGTTAGAGTACTTAAGACTAGCTGCTTTTTCATCTCTATTTAGTATTGCTTCGTTTATTCTCTTTTGTAATTCCATTTCTTTCTTTTTTAATAATTCTTCAACATCCATACTTACCACCCGTATCCTTGTGCTATTTTATCTATATCATCCTTATTGTTTCTTATAGGTTTCTCATTTAAATAACTTTCGAATTTATTACCAAACAAAGTCTCAGGTCTAAGGAACTTATCCCACTTCTCATGGCCTTTCCAACCAGATACCTTATTATCAATTACTAGCTTAAAGTCGTCTATCCTATATCCGTCATTGTATCTAGCAGATATAAATTTCTTAGCATTGTTAGAATTAGAGCTAAATCTCTTATCAGCTGCTTTATTTAAATAACTAATAACTTCTTTTCTCACTTCTTTAAGCTCGTCCTTCTCTTTTTTTTCTTCACTAACTCGACTATTATTATTACTTGTATTATTATTACTTGTATTATTCTCCTGGAACTTTTGTTCCATAGGCTTTTGGAACATTTGTTCTATAGGGTATGGAACATTTGTTCTATGGGTATGGAACATTTGTTCTACTGGCTTTACCTCGTGAATATAGATCCTTCGCTCAACAACTTTCTTAGTCTCTTTATCTTTTATCAATTGAGTTTTTATATATCCGCTTTTTTCCAAGTGGCCTATCCATTGGCTAATAGCCCTAATAGTCACCTCATAAAGGCGGGCAAAATAAGCGTTACTCGCGCTGCAATATCCATGTTTATTAGCTAAAGCAGTGATTTCGGAATATAATATTTTTTCATTAGCCTTTAAATTGTTGTCATACCTAACATTTGCAGGAAGGATAGAAAAATAACTTGGTTTTTCATAGCTCCTATCGTTCACTAATTCACCCCACAATCCGTGCAAAGGACATTGATGTCCCTAGCACTAATCCATGTTCTTAACTTCTTCAAATCCATCTTCAAAAAAGTCAGGATCATCAACAATCTCCCCAGTCTCCTTATCCACCTTAGGCTCTTGCTTTTGTTCTGACTCATCTTCCACAACTTCATAGTCAATATCATAAGTAATTCCACCTGTTTCTGCATCAGTATTTGACGATTTAAAGACTTGATTATCAAAAGCCATAGCTTGACCTATCTCAGGCTTATCAATTGCCTTAGGAGCGTATTTAAGCACTTGTATGATGCAAGACTTCTTAGCCATAGCATCAAAGTTAGTCTTCCATGGACCAGAGTTAAAAGACTTAGAAAACTTACGACCATAAGATGCAGCATCTTCCTTGCTCATATAAAAGCTATCACGACCACCTTCTTTGGTCTCATACACCGCATAATAGCCAATTGCATCTCCAGACTCCCCTACAATAACTGGTTTATGCTTAATCTCCCCAGTACCGTAGTCAATATCAAAGTCATCGTTCTCATGCACTTCTTTGGCAGTTATCCTCTTAAATTGACCCGTGTTATGAGCTAATTTTAATAGTCCCATATAGCCAATCTGAAACTGCACTTGATTGCCATAAGGGATCAGATAAGCCTCTCCCAGCGGAGTATTAAATTCAAGCCCTAACTGTGCTGAGTTCATAACCGCCGCAAGTAACGACTGTGGGCTACATTGAAGTAACTTAGGATTGCTATTTATAGCAGTTAATGATGTTCTCACGAACTTATCAGCTGGTAAATACTGAGGCAGAGCATTGTTAATCTCTCCCTTCATACTCATCAGTAAGTTACGAACATTATCCTGTGGTGCTGGTTTGTTATTTGATTTCTTACTTAGTGCTTGTTTTGCGTTAGTCATTTATAATCTCCTTAATCAAAAATCTTCTACTCTCAGTCTCTTTTCCATACTTCTCATATATCTCAGGTGCTTCCGCCTTAATCCTCTTAGTATCAAGCCTCACACTAGTACTAGGCTTATAGCTCACTGTAAAGTGTTTGCTCTCTCCGTAGTTGTTATCACCCATTTGTAGTTTTAGACCCTGCTCAAACTCTTTATTTTGCTCAGTAAGGCTCTTAATTAGCTCTCTGTTGGATTTATATGCCTCATAGGTATAATTGTCTACCTGAAGGTCAATACTTTCTTTTAGACCCCCTTTAAAGCGTTTTTTAAGGGCTACATCATATAGGCTAGACCCATCAGGTTCTGGCATAACACCTTTTTCTACATACTCAGTCCAAAACTCGATTTCCTTAGCCCTCAGCATTTCTATAGTTTCATCATCCCAATCAATCTCACGGATAATAAAATCAGTACCAAAGATTAAGCAAGCTATATAGCACTTACGGACACCAGTAACACTCATATAGTGCAAGCATTGCAGCTCATACTCTATAGGTATAGCGCCATCTGCCCACTTGTCTTTGTTATATGGAGTAGTAGTCTTACACTCGAGTATTGCATCCTCACCAACCACACGACGGTCAATGTCCGCAATCAAAAATGGATATTTGCTATCACTCATCATGTGGTTATCACGCCTAACCTTTTTCCCTGTCTTTTCTGTAAATCTTTGAGCCACATAGTCCTCAAAATCACGGCCTTGTCGTAAGTGTTCGCTTTCAGACTCCTCTTTTTCAATCTCTGTAGTTTTCTCTAAATAAAGCTGTGCAGGACTCTTCCAATGGCTTAGGCCACAAGCAGCAGCTGCATCAGATCCGCCTAGCCCTACTTGCCTTAGCTCTAGCCACTCTTCACGGGATAGCTTACTAACATTAGTTATGATATTTGTCATAGCAGACCATCCTCAAACTGAGAATTAAGCAAGTCGTCATCATCATTAGCTTGTCTATCAAGCTCCTCTAGATATTGCTCATCCCAACTATCAAGCTTACCAACTTTAATATCATCAATATCAATATCTTCTCCGACCTTTTCTGCTCTGCCCATAAACTCAACAATCGCTTGCTCATAGTCATCAAAAAATACCTCATCCATAGCCTGCTTAGGTATATCAACTTCATAATCTTCATATATAATTTTAGTAAATGTGATTTTCATAATTATATCTTCCTAAATTTCTTCTTCTTTTAATTTCAAGATTAACCAAAAACAACTCTTCCTCTGGCTTTGGTTCTTGCTCTTCATATAGACTCTTAACGTCCATAAGTTCTTGATATTCTAACTTTCTAAGTTTTTTTCTAAATTCTTCGCTTTCGTAAATATTCACTTCTTTTTCCTTTCAAATAGTGGTATAATATTTCTATAATTATTTTTGTAATTGCCCCTTAGATCCCCAGTCTAAAGGGCTCTTTTTTTGCTAATCTCCAAAACAATATTCCCTTACTTCGCAAATCTTTCTCATACGCTCCTTGCGTTCAGCTCCTTCACGATTTTTCCTAATTTGGTTTTGTACAAATTCCTCTCTTTTAGCTTGCTTTCTTGCCAATCTCCCATTTTGTTTTTTGTTAAAGTTTAAAAATTTTAATGTCATTTTTATCTCCTTTTACTTAAATAGTTCTTTTTCTCCGTTCACACACTTATATAGTGTTTTTTTATCAATGTAATATTTGTGATTGTCCCCAGTGCCTTTTATAGCAGTCCCAAAAGTCAGTACTCCCGCCCTGAGACAATCCCTTATTGTTTTTTCATCCCAGTTTAAAAGCTTGCTAGCCTCTGCAACTGTTGTTATATGGTCACTAATTTTCACATAATCACCTATCCTAAAAATTTATTGATAAAGTAAATCTGACCCTTGCCAGTAACCTTAGTAGTTGTAGTAACTACATTTGCTCCTCTACTATCCACATAAGAGCCCTTTTTCATCTCAAATAGCCCTTGTTCCACATACTGTTGCATTGGCTGGTTCTTTCTTTCGCCAGACTTGCATAAATATCCATTATTTCTCATCCAAGCAAATAGTTTGTTTTGTCCTATCTTCCCATCAATTCTGCCTTGCCTTATAGCTTCTTGACTTATCATCTTAGCAAGTTCACCCATTAAGCATGACCTGCTAGAAGCAGATACCGCATCAGCAAATAGTACCTTAGGTTTGTTTTTCTCGTTCTCTGCTTCAACCAATGCTCTTTTCGCCCTTTCTTCTTTTAAGCTATTTAGAATTGCAATTCCATAATCAGGATCCATAACTGATTTTTCTATTACATCATCTGTCGCATACGCTCCATGCTTTCTGATTGATGGTAGGACTTCGCTAGTGACCCAGTGCTTAAACTCTTTTGCCTTTTTCATTTTTGATGAAAAGATTAAAGAGTATAGACCAGACTCATTTATGACTGTCATTTTTTGCTTTCCACCAGGTGTCTGTATTTCACCGACCCCTTTATCCTCTTCATCAACATGTACTTTTAAGGCATCTGCTGTTCTTTTGTATTTCAAAACTTCAGCTACATCTTTACCTACAAACCAAGGCTCACCTTGTTTATCTGTAATTGTTCTTATTTCTCCAAATTCGTTATTTTCAAAAATTTTTAAGTTATTCATTTTTCCTCCTTAAAATTCAAATAACTTGATATAAATCCACTCCATTTTACAATTCAGTTCCATATTCTTGGACTTTTAAGTCAAAAAAATATTGGACCGGTTTATGAAAAATATCAGCAATGGAATTCATGACATCAAGCTTAGGGCTGGTAACTCCCTTTTCTATATACATATAAGTACTTTTGCTGCTGTATCCTAATAACTTTGCCATATCCTCATAAGTATAATTGTGCTTTAATCGCTCTTCTCTTAATTTATTATTAGTTATAAAATCACCCCCCTCGATTTAAAAATTATTCAAACTCAGTTCTCAAATCTCCTAGTGTATAATGTATACAAAAATACTAAGGAGATTATTATGAAACTTAACAACGACTTAATCCGTGACATCTTATTGACTGTAGAAGATACTACCGGATACCAAAAGCAACTAATCATTTATAGACCTTATGAAGGAGATAATGATTTACCCTTTATAAAAGATTACGATACTGAAGAATTACTATATCACATTTATCAGTGTTCAGACTCTGGATTAATTAAGTTAGGAATCCAAACAGCTGAATATATCTATATTACTGACTTATCTCCAAAAGGGCACTCTTATCTTGAAAATATAAGAAATGATAATGTATGGAGTAAAACCAAATCTGTTGCCTCTAAAATAGGTTCCAAATCACTCAACTCGATGATTGAAATATCTTCTAAAGTTATAACACAATTAATCATTCACGAATTAGGTATCTAAAGCTTTAAATCATCCAACGTTTTTTCTATAGCGGTTTGGATGATTTTTTTCATGTCTATCTTGTCTAGCTCATCTTCTCCAAATTCTGTCCCTATATAGTATAGCAATCCTTTCACTGCCATATTATTAGAAAACCACTGAAACAGTGATATCAACAGGAACGCTAATAAAATAAATTTAAGCATATTCTTTTCTCGTCAATCCTCCTCATACAGCGTCCACCAATCTATTTTAAATACTTCTCCTATCCTCTTAGCAACTTTAACAGGCATTTCTCTATAACCAGTTTCATAAGAACTTATAGTTCTATAATTAACCCCAACTTTTTTTGCTAGTTCTCTTTGGCTCATATTCAAAGCCACTCTTAACTCTTTTAACACTTTCATACTATATATTGTGTTTCCTTTCTATAAGTCCACTACATGTGGTATAATATTATTGCAATACAACGAAAGGAGGTGAGTTATATGTCAAAGCTTGACCAAAAACCAACAACTTGTAATCCATTAAAAACATGGGACGACCTAAATAATTTATTACAAGCTGGCTTTAGATCGTGCAAAAAAGGTTCACAGCCATCAGCTACATTTGATTTGAATGAGTATGATATAGATGAAGCTGCATTAAAGTCTGAGCTTGAGCTAGCTGGATATAAAATAGAAAGAATTTATGGCTCATATTACACTATAGTGTAGATTTACTAACCTTAGATTCTAATAAATTAACCTTAGATTCTAAGGTTTTTAATCTATTATTAAAATCATTATCTTTAAATTTAACCTTAACCCTATAACCTTCACTAGGATTCAAAAGTTTATTAATCCTAGCGATAACCTTAGGGTCTTTTTCATCAGTTTCTATAATTACTTCTTTAATATCTTCAGCTAAATAGATTGTATTTTTATTTAATTGGTCACCTTCCATTCCTACCTCCCTATCAAACTTAAAATACTTACAATTATACTTACTATATTAAGCCCTATAATTACCTTTAAAACTTTTTCTATTGTCTTTCTATCATCTTTCATATATAATAATGATGAGTACATCTCAATTACCAAAGCCCTAAGGCTTTAGTAATTCTATTATTTTGATGACCAATTCTATTAAAGTGTTTAGCAAACTGATTACGGCAGTTACTAAAGCTAGCTTTATGAGTTGGTCATCTTTTTTATTATCTTTTTTACTCATCATTTCCTCCTTTCATATTTATATTATAGTCCAATATTCTTGGACTGTCAAGTGTTTTTTTAACATTTATCCAATTTTTATGGATTTAGTTCATTTTTTTTGAATTATATAGTATTATTTATATAGATAAGTTCATAAACTTTGGACAAGGAGGCTTTTATGATTGGAGCAAGAATTAGACATTTTAGAAACGAAAAAAACTGGACGCAAAAAGATTTAGCTGATAAGTTACATGTAGGTAAAACTACTATTTCTAATTATGAAACAGGTTATTCTGAGCCAGATATTGAAACACAAACTATATTAGCGGATTTATTTGGGGTATCATTAGATGATTTGAATGGTAGAAAAACATCTTACACAAATAGGGACCATATCACCATAAATGTTTATGGCAAAGTGCCCGCCGGAATTCCTATAGAAGCAATCGAAGATATACAGGATACTGAAGAACTATCCCTTAAAGACTACCAAGCGTCAAAGGACTACCTGGGGCTTATAGTAGATGGTGACTCTATGTATCCCAAGTACTTAAAGGGAGATACTATAATAGTAGAAGTTACTCCGCAGTGTGAAACTGGGCAAGATTGTGTAGTCTACGTAAATGGCTATGACGCCACACTTAAGACTGTCATAAAAAACGAGGACGGATCTATAACCCTACAACCAATAAATCCCTCCTATCCTCCAACTACATACGGGATTGGTGACGAACCAATTAAAATATTAGGAAAAGTAAAGGAAATTAGGAGAAAAATATGAAAAAGTTTTTAAAAGTACTAGGAATATTGATATTAATAGGAATAGCTATAGAACTCTCTCCTCTTTTTGCGGTGATTGCCTTTGGATATGGAGGCTACAATCTATATAAGTACCTTAAATATAAAGATTACTATGATAAAGATAAAATAGAATATAGAAATTTATCACTAGGAAGTTTTGTAGCAGTTGTAATCTTAGTAATTATAGCTAGTGTTAACTCTAATAATAAGAAAGAAATAGCAGAAAAAGATGCTTTAAAAGATCAACAAAAACAAGAAGAATTAATCGCTAAAGAAAATAACAACCAAAAAGAACTGGAAACTAAAAAAACAGAATTAAAATCAAAGGAAAAAGAATCAATTGCTGAAAGGAACGCCAAAAGACAAGAAGAACTTGCAGATTCAAAAGACAAAGCTATAGAAAAATTAGCAACGTTAGAATTTCTTACAGCTGAACAAGTAGCAGACTTTACAGAAGATATAAATAGTCAAAAAACACCTAGTAATGTCAATTATGTATTGGAAAAAGCAAAATCCTTTAATGATAAAGGCAAGCAAGCAATAGAAACAAAGAATGATCCGGATAAAATCTACCAAGTAGCTACTATAACTAATGTTACAGATGGTGATACTGTCACGGCTGGTATATATGGCACAGGATACACAACTAGACTTATAGGAGTAGACACCCCAGAAACAGTACATCCAAGCAAACCTGTAGAATTTATGGGTAAGGAAGCTTCCGACTTTACAAAAGAGCAACTACAGGACAAGAAAGTATGGCTAGAAAAAGATGTATCAGATACTGATAGATACGATAGGCTTTTAAGATATATATGGTTGGAAGAACCTGATGACTTAGAAAATCCTACTTATGAAGATGTAAGGGATAAAATGTTTAACGGAATATTAGTTAGGGATGGATACGCTAACGCTGCAACTTTCCCACCTGATGTAAAGTACCAAGAATACTTTGCAAGGATAGAGCAAGAAGCTAGAGATAAAGGTATAGGGCTATGGGACAAAGAAGCAGCTGCAGCCTATGTACCACCACAAGGCTCTAAAAAAGCTAATAATAGCGGAGGTTGGCACGAAACAAATAATCCAAGCAAAAATAACGGCATGATAAAAGGAAATAAAAACTCTATGATCTACCATGTCCCAGGCGGAGCAAGTTATAACAAAATCGCAGAGCATAACACAGTCTACTTTAACACAGAAGAAGAAGCACAAGCAGCAGGGTATAGGAGAGCAGAAAGATAAGAAAAATAATAACAACATTAATTTTAATATTGACCTTAACATCTTGTGGCGGAAACTCAATAAAGCCCGAAACTAAAGATATAAAAAATGGATCAGGTACAGAAACTATAGGCACAATGACAGTTACTAGAGAAGATGAAGACAAAGTTACAGACGAATATATACAAGAGTGGTACGACACTATAAAAGATAAAGACTCCAACTATGATGTGATAATCTACAAAGAATCCGATACCAATAGCCAAGGAAAAGGCGTTTACTATGACGGAACTACAGTATGGAAAGGTGCTGAGTTTGTGTCAGGTGGAGATTTAGTATTTACTCTAGATAACTTAGATAATGCACAAGAAGTAAAAATCAATAAATAAACAATCAAAAAGCACGGGCGACTTAAACCCGTGCTATAAAAAACCTGTAGAAAGACATTAATCGACTTCTTAATACATTTAGTGCCTCTCAAGATTAGTATACCATAAGGAGGATAAAATGGCAAAAAGAAGAAAAAGAGCAAATGGAACAGGTAGTATAGAAAGGGTAAAAAAGACACCCCAAGGTAAAACAAGACTAAACCAATACAGGGCAAGATTGCCAGCTAAAAAAGGGCGTAAAGACATAGGATTTTATAAAACCTATAACGACGCAATGGAAGCCTTAATAAACTACCAAGAGCCAGAAAAAACAGAAACCTTTAAAGCTTTATATGAAAAAGTAAAACAAACAGAAGAATACCGACAGCTAACAAGAAAAACGCAACTTAGATATAATACTTCTTTTGAAAAATTTAAAAATCTCCATAATCAAAACATCACAGATATAGTGTATACAGACCTACAAGAAGTAATAGATGATATGAGGAGAGAAGGCTATACAGTAACAATAAGCGGGCAAGAAAAACACAAAGACTATAGTACAGAATCTATAAAATATCTGCGATTTGTAGTAAATAAAATCTACAAAATGGCAATACAAAATAATATCCCTGTTACAAACTTAGCTCCAGAATTAAAAGTAAAAGGCAAAGGTAAAGGAAGACAAAAACAAATATTTAGCAAAAAAGAAATACAGGTACTGTCAGATAATATAGAAAATATACCCAATGCTAGACATATACTAGTACTTATATATACAGGCATGAGACCAGGAGAATATTATAACTTAAAAAGAAGCAACATCGGCTTTGAAAAAAATACCATAAAAAGTTTTGGTATAAAAACAGATGCAGGAAAAGAAAGAATAATGTATATACACCCTAAAATAAGAAATATGCTTATAGATCTAGCTATAGAAAGTCAATCAGGATATTTATTAGAATATAACGATAAGCCAATCAAATACGACAAAATATTTTACGATAAAATTTATTATCCTACACTCAAGGAATTAAATATAGAAAGAAAAATACCATATACATGTAGATATACCTTTGCAACCATGGCACACAATGCAGGTGTAGATGATAAAGCATTGCAAAGCTTAATGGGACACACCGATTTTACGATAACAGCCAATAGCTATATACAAGATGAAAGCGAGTATATATATAGTCAACTTAAAAAAGTGCAATAAAAAAAGCAGGCAACAAGTAAGCATTGCCCACATATTACCCACTTATATAATAACAATTGTTGAAATACCAACATTATTATATAAAACCTGGCGCGTCATTGAGG